GCGTCTCCACCATTTTTGCGACAAGCATATCCACCATGTTTTCCTCTTACACAGGTTTCCCCCGGTGGACATCCTTCTGTAGTGCAATCACCTTTAGCAGTTTCTTCCCCACAAGGTGCACCCTCACCATAACATACACTTGGATCGGCTGGGTTCTTAGCAAGACAAAACTCGCAAGATTGGACGGGTGGGGCGGTTGTTTTTTCCACACATTCCCCATTAACACATTCTTGTGTTCCCGTGCATGGAGGATCACACACATTGGTTGTGTCAGTTGTGTCCTCACCACCACAGGCATCATAACATGTCTGATGTGCCGCACTACCGCTAGCATGATTTTCATCACAGGTTCTGAAACACTCTTGACCAACATCACCCTTTACGAGTGGATCATCTTCTTCGTCTTCATCAGTCTTATAACCCATTTCTAGCAGTCTTAAAGCGGTGGCTTGAGAGCCTTTAATATAATCGCTTAGAAAGCCTTCAACTTCTGCATACCTACGCTCTTCTTCTGACTCTAAACCAGCCTCTGCTCTCCTTTTGGCTTCCTTCATCTCCAGTTCTGTAAGGTCTACACCCGCTTGACCTGCTCTCCTAGCTTCCTCAGCTACCGAACGTGCAATGTCAGCCTGCTCACCAGCTTGTCGTTGACGCTCTGTGGCCTCTAAAGCTTTTAATCCAATCCCTTCACGACCAGCTCTTGCCGCTTCTATTGCACGGTTCTCACGTAAGACCCTTGCTTGTTCAGCGGCTCTTGCGGCTTCCCCAGAACGACCGACCTGCTGAAGTAAGGACTCTTTACCAGCCCTTTTCATTTCCTCGGCCTGTAATTCTTCTTCTGTGTAAGAAGCCCTTTCCCTTCTAGCCTGTAATAGTGCCGCATCTTCAGCCAGTTCTACAGCACGTGTACCTGTCCTAGCCGCTTCTTCGGTACTGGCGAATCCGGCACGCTTTGCTTCTTCTGCTTCTTCCTTGGCTATGTCCATTTCAGACCTTGCAATATCAAGACCAGACTCACCTGCTAGACGTGCTTCTTCCACACTTGCATAGCCACGTCTTCTTGCTTCTTCCGCTTGACGTTCTTGAATATCACGTGTTGATTGTATTTCATCCGCACTGGCGGCCAAACTAGACCTTAGATTGGTATAAGCTTCATCACTTCTTTGCTTTTGCATCTGTTGCATGAAAGACTGCCCACCAGCCGCAGCAAAACCACGGGTCTGAGGGCCAGCAATGCGTTGTTGCATAGACTGTTGTAACATGCTCTCACGAAGTCCCTGTGTTCCAGTTACAAACTCACGCCTAGACGCTTCTTCTGCCAACCTTGCCCGTTCTTGAATCTGCTGCCCAGTAATTCCTGCTAGGGCTGAAACTGGTTGTTTGGTTATGGGATCTATTTCACCTTCACCGTACTGTGCTTCTAATCTTTCCGTTTCTTCCTCTGTCCGTGCAGTCAGTTGGCGCTGACGCTCTGTTTGCCTGTCTTCTGCAACATCTAATTTTTTGGCAACTGTCCCGCCAATGGATGTTATAATCTCATTGGTCTCTGGGTCTACTACATCCTTTTTACCATATTGGGCTTCTAGACGTTTTTCTGTTTCTGTCTGTTGGTTGGTAATGCGGAGTTGACGCTCGGTAAGTTCCTCACCCTTAAGCCCAGCAAGCTCTCCCTCTTGGTCACCGTATTCTTCACTAATCTGTTGAGCCATCTCATCCAATCTTCTTGAGGCGGCTCCACCAGTTAAGCCCTCTGCGGCTAAATCTGCTCCATAACGATACTCAAGCTGTTTGCGAATCTCTTTTAGTCTTGCTCCCTCAAATCCACCTACTGCCTCAGCACCTTCAATGACAGTTTCTCTTGCTTCTTCCTCACCATACATTGCCTCGGTTTGTAGTTTTGCTTCTTCAAACTCTGCTCCAAGCAATCCACCGAGTTCACCGGGACTCTCCCCAAACTCAGCTTCTAACCGTCTCCGTTCTGCGGATAATTGCTTACCAGATAAGCCACCAATGGTAACTGTTTCACCAAGTGTCTCCTCCACCATATTGAAATACTGTGCCTGCTGTGTAGAATCAAGGTTAGCATATTGATCTGAGGTCATTTCCTTGCCGAACATGGCAAGGGTCTGTGCATCCATTTCATCGGTACGTTGCTTTGCAATGTCAGCCTGACCGGTAACACGTGCCTGCTCTTCGTTTTTACGGGCGACACGCATCTGAAAATCTTTAGTAATGTTGAAAACCTCTTCCTGTTTCCATTTGGGAATTTCAGCCAACAGTTTATTAAAACGATCCTTTTCAAATGGAAGTACATATTTCTTGGCAACATCTTCGCTGACACCAAATTTTTCAGCAAGGGCTTTGCCCGCATCCTCACCAAATAGATCAGCAAATTCAGAGAAATCACCAAGTCCCTCACCATCTAGAAGGTCTTGTAGTGTGCGTGTCCCTTCAAGAGGTTCGGTAGACTGCTCACAGACATAACTTCCCATTGGGCCGGGTACACAGTTCTGTCCCGGTGGACATCCGTTTGTACGGCAATCCATCTGTCCAGCATCTCCTAATACATCCCCACCCTCCTGATATCTAGCTGGGGATTGATTTGTTGTGTTTAGTTGAGGCATTAGTGGAGAAGACCACGCATTGGTACCAGCTTGCCCATTGGGGGTCTGACCGCCAAGTAATGATTGCTTCTGTTCTGGTGATAGCTGTTGAGCCACATTGCGTGGCACAACGAACTCTCCGGGTGTTAGTCGGGCTGTGACTGTATCCTGTTGTCCTGTAAACTGACCGGGTACATTACCGGAAAGAGGCATTTGCCTCCGCATGTCTGCAAGAAAGCTATTGGGAGGACTTTTACCCCATCTTGGCATTAGTTTTGTCCTCTCTGAAATTTACGTAGTGGCATTTAGGAAACTCAACTTCTCGATATCGCCGCTGATGGTGAAGACCACGGGAAACTCCCTACATAAGATGAGGGTTTCTTATAAAGATTAAACTTTTGACCTATCTGTAGTGCCTTACTTTGCCCTTGACCACTTAGAGATTGAAAGGGCATGTATGATCCCACCTGACCCAGCGATGGTTGAACACCTCCAAGTCCACCTCCAAACATCTGTGACATACTTGGCAGAGCCGCTCCTGCTCCTGCGGCCTGTCCAGCAGTAGGTGCCGCCTGATAAACTAAGTCCGGAATACCGCCCTCGGGTTTAAGAGCGAATGCTTCTTTACCAGCTCCATACGGACTTAGCCCGCTAGGTGGGGCGGGTAATTCCAAAGCACCCGTAGCTAGTTCTTCTGGTATTGGGACATCCAAGCTCAATGCCTTACTAAGCGCCTGTTCACCAACCTCAGACTGTTTTGAGCCAAATAACTTGGCAAAATCAGCCATATTGACAAGTGTATCTGCGGCGGCAAAAGCCTGTGCCCCGCTTATCATCTGTTTTATACCGGAAGGAGAAAGGAAATCTGCACGACCAACGCCTTCGTATACACCTTCCATCACGTCCTTCATGGTTTTCCGTCCCCTTTCAAGACCTGCCGCCGCTTCTTCAGAGCGTTTCCGTTCTTGCTTTAAGAACTCAGCATCCGGCTCTTCTATAAACTCGAACTCTCCGGGGGCTTGCTCCAGCTCTGTGGCTAATGTTTTTCGACCTTCCTTAGTTGCACCCGATGCAGCCTTCGCAAGCATTGCGGCCCGCAGTACGTTTTTACCTGTTTTTGTTTTTCTTAAGGTTTGATAACCTTTTCCTAACTTTGCAAGCTTACCACCCTCCGTAAAAATTTTAAGACCTTTAAAGGCCGTCCCGGCGCCACCAGTTGCGACATTTAACGCTATTTCAAATGCTACGGTTTTTAACAAATCGCCCCAAAACTTTTTAGTAGACTCCTTTTTAGCTCCTCGTCCAGCTTTAGCGTATGCCGCTTTTGACGCTATCTCTTGCTGTCCCAGTCTGGCAATCTCGTCTTCAATATTTTCTTTCTCTTGAGTGTATTTAAGACTAGCCGCTGTCCTACCTTTAGTACCAACAAGGTCTTGTTGTGTCTCAAAAGATGTCTTCATTGCTTCAAACATGCTTGGCATAATAAAACTTCCTTATGTTAAATCTTCCCAGTTGCTCCCACTCACTTCTACGGGTAGGAACTCTGAATAGTATAGCTTGGCACCCAGACGTAAATAGAGCCGGAGATGTTTCCCCGGTAAACGTGCGTATCTCCGCTCACCATCAGCCATTTGACTTAGTGATGGTGGATGCTCTGAAATAGAGATAGGACTCTGGGTACTGTTCTTTAATCTTCTTTCCTCTGCTGTTAAAGGCATTAGCTCACCCTCGTGTACAGTGGTCTGTATTCCACTGCCATGTCGTTGATCTGAACACCCTCTGAAGTCCCTGTGGCGTCTGAGGGATTCAGAATCTTAAATCTTATGCTTTGACAGGATATAGGACTACTGGGTCTGGCCCGAACCTTCTTCCAGCCGGTGCCAGTACCAGTGAAATTGCCTGTAAGCTGACTTGAAAAGCTTGTACCGCCATCAGTAGCATAGTATACTGGCTGTGTCTGGTCATTATCACTCTTATATGTAAGCGTTACGCCATAAACCTTCTTCTTTCTACCCGGCTCACCAAAATCAATGTCCTTTGTCACCACTGCAAACTTGGTAGTAGCCACATCCCTTAGAGCATCTGACCATTCTTTTACATTGTAAGCATCAGCAACAGCATTCCAGTCGTTACCACCGGTCATGTCGTCCCAGTTTGTTTGTACACCGTTCCAGACTAGATCACCTGTGGTCTTGTTTGAATAGACCGTGACCATATTTCCGTTCCAGTCATGTACCATGTTGGTTCGGTTAAAGTTGTCACCAAAGGCTGATTGCCCGTATGTCCATGAGTTGGTACGGAAGTCATATACATACACATCACCACTACTGGCAAATGCATCTTTTAATATGACCAGATAATACTTTTTAGGATTGTACCCGATGAGAGTATCCCGCTGAAAGAAAGACTGCCATGTGGCTTCATCAACACGGTTCAGCAACAGGTTCCTCACTTCACGACCGTCATACAGGTAAACACCAAACTTGTTGCACCAAGCGATCCCGAACTCTGTCTTGGTGGTAGCATAGGGATGTTCCACACCCACAAAATCTTTAATATCCTCCACATACCAGTTAGCTGGGGATGGGGAAGCTATGTTAATGATATACATCTTCTTGTTCTTGAAAGCCAGTAATCGGTCTGAAAACTCCTGAAGGCTGGTAAACTCCTCAGCATCACCCTTCACAACATCCACAAAGAAACTTCTGGGAAATGTATCAAATTTGCCGATAGGTGTGTACATGAGCCGATCACGCATCTGCACAGTCTGACCCTCCTCATTCTGGGTCTTTACATTGGCTACAAAACATCGCCTGTTAGCCACCACGGCCGTCTTGTACCCTTCACCCACACCGGATATAGTTATCTTCTTCTCGTCATGAGAGAATCCATTTAGAATCTCATAGGTCTCAAGGCTTGGAGATAGTGATTTAACCGTATTGACATGAACCTGATCCCCGCTATTTAATGCCCAAGCGGCGTAATCACCTGATGTTTCCGCCCGAACACCGTCTGCAAGATCAATATCCATCAGTAATGCCCAAGGATCATCAGTGTCATCTTTACGTATATATATCCTTGCACCACTTACCCTCTCATTAAAAGGAGCTGTAGCTCTTACACTAACTGAAAGTGTATAATTGTTACCACCCGGTGTATGGGTATTATTGGATGTGGGAACGTAGAGTAAAGACTCTTGATTGCCATCATATATAAAACTAGCGGCTATCTGATAGGCTACCGCTTCATAAGTACCGCCAGATGTTACATCAGCAACGGTAAGGTTAAAGCCAACCGCCTCACTACTAACAAGACTGGGATATCCAGAAGTAATAGCAAGGGTTGAAGGTGCCGCAAGGTCATTTGAGTTGTCATACCAGTTTTTAAATCTTGTATTAGCTGTAAGTCTTAGTGATCCAAAATGCTGTCTCTGTACGAAACCATACCAGCGAGGCTCCGTAGCCGCTCCAAGTGACGCATCAGCGACCCTAAGAGCCTCATCAGCGAAATAAAATACACCCTGTGTTAGCTTGGTAATAGATGGTGTACCGGATTCGTTAGCGTCTGTAGTCATAAGACCACTATGGTCTAATGTAATGGTATGATTTGCTACATTGAACACCCTAACCGCATTTAGGTTGTTAGCCTTATTTTCGTCAACACACCCAGCAATACCAAGTATATCACCCTTTCTAAAGCCAGAGGAAAGAAAAGTCTGTACCCCGGCATCTGATACAATGGTATCCTTGGCGTCTGATCCAGAGTTGTCATTGAAAGCAAGATTATTAGCGGAGTAGCTTTTAGATGTAACAGTTCCTAGGTCTATAGCCCCAGCGGTAAAGGCATCTCCCTTCAGATCATACAGATCAACTGTAGCAGTCTTTGAGTCCATGACCGCCAGCCAGTTCTCACCAGTGTCCAAACCTCCGCCTATCCTTGTAATGGTAACCGTTCCCGCCTCGTTAGCGTCATTGGTAAACACACCATCTTCTTCAAGTGTGATTGTGTTAACTGTCACACTTTTAATTGTCAAACCTGCTAGGTTATTTCCAGTTTCGTCTGTACAGCCAGTAATGCTAATAATATCTCCAGCCTGAAAGCCCAATGAAACAAAAGTGCTATCATCATCTACTATAGTATCGTTATCGCCAGCCTGTGAAAAAGCTAACTTGTTTGTAACAAACGTAGGCGCCAATGCTGGAACATTCTCATGATCTGACCCAAACACAAAAGAACCATAGCCGGGTGTTACATGTCCAGCCGTATCACTGGGAACATCACTATGGGCTACATCCCCACCCATGGGTCTGATGGAGCGCCTTTTGTCCATCACCGCATTGTTAACCTCCGAGATTTCGTTCTCGCCGATATCACGTGGATCAACAGCGTCGTTTAAACCGCCGGAGAAGTCGTTCATGTTATAAAACGCTCTAGGCATGCGTTGCTCTCTTTACCCAACCATAATAATATTTTTCCAGCTCAGGCCTTGTCATAGCTAATCTGGCATATTCCATAATTCTGTACGCTCTCAATCTATCAGGCTCTAATTTTACAGTCGCTTTAATTGTGTTTGGCCCCACTTTACCATCCACTTTAATCTTGTCTTTGTTCTTCCCATTACATGCACGTTGAAGTATCTTGGCGGACTTCGCTATACCCTGATTAACTACCATGTCAAAGTACTGACCCTGTAGTTTGTCGGGCAACCTCTCAATCTTGGCGGGTAACCAGTAATCATCTTTGTACAGCTCCACAGCATCATCCACTGTCAGGTTCTTAATATCAACATTCGGATACGCCTTCTTGGAAATACCGTATTTGGTCTCTCCACCGGGGTCGTCTGGGTCGTTTACATAACCACCTTCCCGGTCAATAACCTTTTTTATCTCCTGATAAAACGGCATTATTTTTTCTTCATTACCCTTACACCCATCAAAACTTTTTTGACAGATGTCCAAACAAGGTCGTCCATCTTACTAGGCGACATGGCCACGATTTTGTCGACCACCATAACGGCAATCATTATATATTCCCAGTTACCCATCATATAGTCCATTATAGACCTCCTACAATTAATGCTGTTCCAATACCAGCAGTGAGGATTCCCTCCACAAGCTGATTACGAGGGATTTCTAATCCCATTAAACTATACGGGCCTTTCTGTGGAAATAGGTCATTAGAAAACACATAGTTCAATGCTCTTTCATATATCCAAGTTCCCGTAAGCCACGACCCCGTTAATATCATGGCAAAATTTAGTGGCTCAGATGAAATCATATATGCACCGGCAACGGCACCAACCGTGCCAATATTCTCTCCAAGTCGCCAAGCATGATAATCTAGTACTCCTTCACCCTTACCTTTATGCTCACAAATAAGTTTGTTTTCTTTTCTTCTGTCCGAGTTTGCAAAAGTGTATCCCTCTGTACATCCCTCGCTGAACCAATAAGTCCACATACTTGCTATAAATACTGTTTCCCACATGAGCACTCCAACTAGTCTTTAAATAATATCCAAGTCCAAGTACTTTCATACTCGGTGAAATTGTTATTTGGGTTTGGAGCCTGCTCTTCTTCTTTGGGGTTAATGATGTTGTCTGGCCCATTTTCACTCCTCCATTTACACCCTTCGTAAAAGAACATAATGATAACAAAGACACCAAACATACCTAAGAACCCACCGAACATATTGCCAAAAGCCCCAGTAGTATCAGCCCATTCTTTTAATCCTTTACGCCAATCTTCCATTACTTACACTCGCAATTCTCACATTCACAATTTTCACAATCACATTCATTAGTCATTTTAATTACATTTCCTATCGTTTTCTTATTCCAATTTTTTCCAATAAAGATTTATTCTCTTGTATAAGCTCTTCGTTATGATGCTCAATCTCTTCTACATGCTCTTTTTCCATCTGGTCTAGCCTCATCTGTATCCCTACTATCTCATCGTGTATCTGCGTTATCCTAGTCCCGTGGTCATCAAGTGTGCTACTGACTTTAAAATAAGAAGCCGTAAGCAAAACAGAAGCTGTGATAATCTGTATAAGCCACTTGATATTGATGTTGACATGAAGACTATCATTGAGACTAGTCATTTCCCAAATACTACACTACTAACCAGAGCAAGGACACTACCAAGAATAACGCCAACAACCGAACCCAACCCCCGAAGCCACGATACTTGCTTCGTAAGGTCAGCTTGTCGCACATCCATTCGTCCAAGATTTTCCTTAATCCATTCGACATCATTACGTACGACGGATAAATCAGATTTTAAGCTTTCTCTCCACTCAGTCAATTCAGCATTGTTCATCTGTGTCTTGTCCACAATAAGTCCAACCATCTGGGAAGTTAGTACTCACTTCTTGTTCCACATCTTCCACGAAAATCCACTTTGTTTTAGCAGGAGTTGACACGTATAAATCAATAGAGTTATAAGTACTCCCCAGAATACGTGTGGTGCTACCTGTTTTACCGATACCAGTATCATGGCACTTACAACTGCAATCGCACACGCCATTACTGGGTCTTTCATCGACTTCCGCCATTAATCCTTCCCTTTATAAAATTTATTTCGTCGGTTACGTCATTCATTTCTTGAATTATCTGTTCATGCCTACGATCTCTAGTCTCATCCGACCTGTTCCACCTGTCTATGAGCTTGACACATATTCCTTGAATATCATCCAATTTCTTTGTCAACATCTTTTGCATCCAAACAAGTTGTCCGGCAAATAAGAGAATAATAACTCCTATTGCTCCCCATTCTGCATACGCTCCCAACATTACTTAGTCATCAACCCAACTAAAAGTCTTAGGTCAGATTTAATCTCACCTAAAGAAACTTTTACTTCTGACATAGCCTTAGCATTGTCTTCGTGTCGTCTACCAAATTCATTCTTAACCTCGTACAGGCTGAATACTATGAACCTGTAAAGTGCATAGATTGCCGCCCCTAAAAGAATAACGGGAAGCCCATATTGTTCCATTAAACCTAATACAGATTCGGCATCCATTACTTATACTCCAATTCCATTGTATATGACACTACAGCATCTGTAGGCCAATCATCTATTGCCCATCTCTGTTTGGAGAAAAACTCTCCATGACTATAGCTAAATGGAAGAATCCAATCTCTTGCGTTATCAGGCCATGGAACATAATGTGTCTTATCCATTACATCGCCCCAATTCATATCATCGTTCCACTTAATGATGCGACCAGTAAGAAAAACAGAATCAACAGGAGTTGAATCCAGTTTCGTGACAGCATACCAGTAGCCGAGTTCCAAGCTGTCTGTACCATACGGATAGAGCGTGGCATCTGATGTAACCCCAAAAGATGCTTCACTTTGGACATACGAAGTATCATGGACATAGAGCGTATCTCTGATTTCGTATATCTCTGGGATATACATTACCTCTGGCTCCAATTGACATCCAAGAAGTGTGAGTGGAAGAATCCATTTAAGCGGCTTTAGCAACTTTGGATTTTTTCTCTTTCTTCGGAGGCGGCATTACCTCACCATTCTTAGGTGTGGCTTCAGCCTCAATATCTTCCAATGCCTGTTTATATCCCAGCAACTGATGTTGTTCAGAGGTTATTGCTGCTATCTGTTGTGGAATCTTTTCGAGTCTTTCATTTACCTGTTCTAATGTTAATACCATGTTACCTCCTAACGATTGTAACCATTATATATGTACTAAAGTTAGCTTTTCTTTTTCACCCAACACGCCCTTGGTGAAGGTATTAAAAGAAAGACTTATCCTTGTTTTTTTTGACATATTTTCACGTACCGAATGAACCAAGCTAGACGGAAATAAAAATAATTTACCAACCTCTAAATCAACCCAATATGATGCTGAGTTATACAAATCAAATGAATCATAAACAAAATCAAATGGAAAGATTTTTTCATTCCTCTTAAATTCTATCGGAGAATTTTCCCCTTGAATGTAAAAAACTCCGCTAATTAAACTATTCGGATGATTATGAAAATGATGTCCCTCTCCCTTAATATTATAATTGCACCATGATTGAGTAATATAAAATTCTGTTACCGAGTTTTTGATTTTCAAAAAATTATGAGCATAGATATTCACCCATTTTTGTAAATAGTCTTTCAACTGACTTAATTCTGGGCTATTCAATACTTCGGTATTTTGGGAATAATTATTCAGCATGTTTGGTTTCTTTGCCAAGCTTTTAACAAATTTCAATTCTTTTTTGTTGAACTTGTATTCTTCTTGGGAGATTATTACAGGCATGCTGAATAAAGGAAGAATATTGTATTGCAACTCAGCGTTAGGAACTGCTGTTAATGATTCATTCATTTCTATTGTCATCCATTAATAGGGAATCTTGGCTTTTAAGCGTGGTGGTGGAACCTAAACCAAAAAACCAAGCCCCTAATTAAGTCTTTAATTAACTCCAATATCCTCTGATAATCTCATGAGCAGCAGTACCTGAGATTACAACGTGTTTTCCAGTTACGTTACCACTATAAGAAACAGTGGGAGCAATCATTATACATATTCCTGCTGGCCCGCCACCATTACCGCCACCTCCCCCAGCTCCTCCAGTACTATTGGAACTACCTTGAGTTCCGTCAGCTCCAGCACCACCATTACCAGCACCTGAGTTTGATGTGGCACTTTGCCCGGACGCTCCTGAGCCTACGGCACCAAGAGAGGCTGGTGCATCGCCTTCACCATACCTACTACCACCACCGCCACCACCTTGACCACCAGAAGCCCCAGCATATAGAGATAAAGAACTTGGTACATACATGTTTGCACTCCCATCAGCACCGGCTCCTCCAGAACCGTGAGTCGAACCAGAACCAGTACGTGCTCCACTCCCACCACCTGAACCAGCATCACCACCATTTCCTCCAGTGCCTCCTTCAGTGCCGGCGGTGTCGCCTTTTCCACCACCGCCACCACCACCGCCATTAGCTCCTGCGGCTCCATGGCTTCCTACTGAATCTCCCGAACCTGCGGTAGCCGCAGTAGGCGCATCAGCGAATGACTTCATTATATTTATTATTTGACCAGTTCGAGCACCACCAGCTCCAGCATTATCACCAGAAGCATTAGCACCAGCATTCTCTATCGAGCCGCCACCTCCGCCAGCCGAATTAGCAGTACTATTACCACCAGCTTGCCCGGGAACATATCCTGCACCGGCAGCACCACCGTTCCAACCTCCACCGCCTGAGCCACCAAACCCAGCGTTACCTCCCGGCTCACCAGAATATCCGCCACCACCACCTACTGTACCAGCCGTAGCGTGTCCAGCAACACCAGCAACACTAATTGCAGCACTGCCTGATATTTCTCCTGCGGAAACAATCACTATACATCCGCCACTTTGACCGCCCTTGCCAGAGCCTGCGGCAGCCGCATTTGCGGTCATCGCTGCACCAATAGTAACATTTCCCTTAGCTAGTATTTGTATATTGCCGCCACATTTACTTGCCTCATCGCCACCATCTCTAAACGGGACAGGTAAAACACCACCAATAGAACCAATAATAGCACCTACTGGTACTCCGGGTGCACCATGAGTATCTGGATGTAATCCGTTTCTTGCAAGCCCACTCTGTGCATCAACTGTAAATGTAGCACCAGTATTTTCAAAAGTGCTTGTACAGCGTACAATAATACCAGAAGCAGGAGTCTGAGCGGTACTCGCTCCCCAAGTTGTGTAATTACCTGATGCTATATTATCACTACCTGTATCCACCGCACTGTCAGCACCAGTCCCCCATAAAGTATCAAAAGTACTTGCATCCTGTATAAAAGCCATTATACTATCTCCTCTAAACTAAATTTATATTGTTTACCAGTTCCACGATTAAGTAAAAACAGGTTTTCGTCACCCTCTTGAATGACCCAATGACCAGTAGTTCCGTCGACCTCATTACCATCTCTGCCAGTATTATTAAGATTCAAGTCTTCAGTGTATACATTTTGCCATTGTAACGATGCAGAGCCAAGGTCTCTTGTTCCATCAGCTTCTGGTACAATATTCCCCGTTACTGTTACCAGCCCAGCCGCACTAATTCTTACACGCTCAGTAAGAGTTTCACCTGCATCTGTAGTCGTAGCAAAAATGATTCTTCCCGGCATATCACCAGTTCCGGGCGTACCATCTACTTCAAATTGAATCATAGCCGCCGGAGCTTCTAAATCTGTACCATCATCACCAAATGCAATAATGTTACCCAATTCCTCTCCGTCTGTAACAACGGTATGAGAACCAATGCTAGCGTTACCACCCTTTACAAGAGCTAACATTGGAGCACCTGCTGAGGTTGCAGTGGCAGAAAAAGAAGCTAACATTAAAGTAGAATCTACCTGTCCTGTACCAAGCACTTGAACTTCTGGAATAAGATCAGTAGCACCATCTCCGATAGAAATTGTCTCTTGTGCGGTATGACCCACAAGAAGACCGCCCCCATTTGCTATATGTACATCGCCCCCAGCGGTGACTCTTAATCTCTCCGTTGCGGTTTCAGCGCCATCGGCGGTAGTAGCTAAGATAATCCTTCCCGGCATATCTCCCGTACCCGGTGTTCCATCAACCTCGAATTGTATCTGAGCCGCTACGGCCTCAAGGTCTGTACCGTCATCTCCAAAAGCAATAATATTGCCAAGTTCTTCACCATCAGTTACAACTGTGTGAGAACCGATAGTAGCATTACCACCTTTAACCAGACAAACATTGGGTGCTCCAGCCGTTGTAGCTGTAGTTGAAAAGGCCGCCAATAGCATTGAAGAATCAGCCGCCGCTGTGCCAAGTACCTGTACTTCTGGTACCATATCGGTACTACCATCTCCGATGGACACTGTTTCCTGTACAGTGGTACTACCAACTATTAAACCAGCACCATTTGCTACCGCAACATCTGCGGTTGATAGATATAGAGGTGAGGCTGTAGCATCACCATCTTCTACTTCCCTTAGAGTGCTATCAAGTCCAGTTGAATCTATTTTTAATAATAATCCAAATGTTGAGGCAATCGTATTTCCTGATAAAGTCGCCATAATTTAATCTCCTAAAGTTTCCTTGTTCAAACTCGCAACTTACCGCCCGAAACTATTTGACATGGTTGCGATAAAATCTTTAAACAATCTTTTGCCATTCACGTTGTTCATTCTGCCATGTATCTTTCACACTATTCCAAAGGTCTCTTGCAAGACGTGCAGTCTGGTGTACAATATTACTGATACCAAGCTGTATTCCTAACCGTGGCATGGTCTAAGGCCCTAAGTACAGGAATGCAGAACCAGAATCCAAAGCTACTGTCTTCCACCTACCATAGATCGTCATGCCCTGTGGCATGGTAGTCTGGTTAATAGCATCGCTATTGGTACCGGAGCCTCCCTGTGCATCCGTTGGCCAATCTGACTCAGCCGTTGTCGCATCACTAGAATCAAATAAAGTGTCTTCTGTAAACTGTATTGCCACTACCACCAGACCGGTCGGTGGTGTGTACGTGCTTGTGTCAGCTAAAAATCCAACACCTGCCTGACCTAGTGTGATGTTGCCCTGTTCTACAACAGTATATCTATGACTATCCGCTGGGGAATCTGTTGCCATAATTTAATCTCCTTTTATTATGTATGCCTTTCCGCCCGAGATACTCTGACATGGGCATATCTATCTAAATGCAAACGGGACAATGGCTCTCTGGCCACCTACTTTGTCTCTGCCAGCTTCCTGACGCACCGTGGTTTCCCAGAGTGCTCGATACTTCACAGCGGAAGCGGCACTAACTTCGTCCAATCTGTCCTCAAAAAGTTTCCAATTAACGTAATTCACCAATGCTGGATGTAATGTGTCATCTACCTCTGGCACATCTGAGAGATTCTTGATCTCCCTTGGCTGGGCACTGTATTCAATGAGCAATCCATTACTCGTGGATTCGTCTATTGATTCAAATGCATTCTTGTTCGATGTATTCTTACTGGTTACAAGAGCGATCCTGTCACCCACATTATACCAAGCAAGATATTCTTCTGGATAATTATAAGCCATTATTTTTCATCCACATTTACAATACTATAATGATCCGTTAGCCTTGGAATCTTTCGGTAGTCACCATCAGAGTCCTTGTAAGCAACGGAATAAATTTTATCTACACGGAGATCAGAGTTTCTGTCTCCCACGTTATACCAGCGTTGATCTTCTACTGTATCTATTTTGGCATGCTTTCTTACAACCTTGTATTTGCGAAGGTCAAGAAGTGCATCATTAATAAGTGCCTTCACATACGTTTCCCCAGCATCTGGGTGTACCTTCCTAATCCGTGATAATATCTGTTTAAATGTCATCTTGCACCCCTTGCGGCACCACCACCACCACCAGCCGGTACCCCCATCATATTCTGTATACCAGCATTATACTGGTTAAGAAGCCATGTATATTGATCCTTTCTAGCCTGTCCAAGCTCAATATCTTCATCGGTACCAACGGTATCTGTAATAATTCTTTCTATCCCTTTCATTGCCGCATAAAGGACTACAAGTGATTCCAACTCATCGGGGAAAAGAGTAATGGCACTATCACCATACGCCACCGCCGGATACTGAACCTCTGAATATTTACCCACAGCGGATGATGATGACGGTAAAATATTAAGAAAATTACTTTCAATGTAATACACAGGATCAGTTGCCGTAGCGTAATCCATATCATCAGAATCAGAAGCACGGCCTTTAAGTGAAGTACGTATCAAACGACATTGCTGGTCAATCGTCCCATCATTGCGCCTAATGTTATAAACCTTAGCCGTATTTAACGTAGAGGCTGAACTCTCACTACCCACAGCCTGTGGTGTAAATGTTACCTCGCTGGAGCATAACCTCAAAAGAGACAGTGGCATGTGGTTAATTACATCCTTAGCACCATCTGTCAAAAACGATGTAAGTGCTGTGGTATCAGAAGAATCACCACCTACTGTACCAACCATATCCTCTACCTGTACTTGGAATGTTGCCATTAGTCTTCAATCACCGTCACTTCCAAGTTGCAACTTGCTGTATTTGCCCTAGCCCAATAATCAGCATCTGCGGCACGGAACATGGCAAACTCTCCCGCTTTTAACTTGCAGAAGTAATTAGTGTCATCTTCATCCGCAATCTCGATATAATTACTTGAATCTAAATTCTTAAAGAACATATATCCATACGTCCCAATATCAGAGGCTACGCTTATTTGCTCATTGCTCGTTCCTATTACCTGTATGCTTTTGTTATAAGACTCGCCAGACACATCAATATAGGTAGAGTCATGCTTACTCTCTTTGACACCGCTCTTGCTGTATTCTAATTGAGCTTCAATTCTTAGTTCGTTAGCCATTACTACCTCTTCTTTTTCTTCTTTTTCTTCATTTTTGCACTATATTTTTTGGCGGCTTTAACAGTTTTATGTTTTCTTTTCTTGCCACCGTACTTAGTAGTTTTACCTTTTCTCGGCATAGCTATTTCTCCTTAATTTCCTGCACTATTAATCTTTATACTCGCCTGCTTCTTATTCTTTGGGAATATCTTGCTATGGAGATGCTGATGTCTCTCTACCGCCTTATTTTCAATATCCTTATCCATTGATATCATATTAATGTCTATTAAATCACGCCGAATAGCCGGAGCCCAAGGCGATTCCCTCATCACCGTATTAACCGTATACTTCCGTGGAGACGCCGGTTGATGACAGTTTTTACAATAAAACCAGCCGTCCGGATTCGGTTTATCACAATGCATACAAGTTTTCATAGAGGTGGAAGGGGGTTTGACCCCCCAGCCACCTGATCCTTATATCGGGATTCTATCCCCGAACTTCAGATTTTTAGCTAAACGTGATATGAGCTTTGTCAGCCGCTAAACTAAAGACATAATAGCTGTCGCCGTCACAAACAAGACTAGCTCGGTCACCTTTTGTTGCGCCACTAATAAAAGTGATAACGTCAACACCGGTACCTTCAGTCACTGTTTGAGCCGCACCATCTTCACCATCAATACCATGACCATGGATGTTATCTCCATCATCGGTACTGGCGTTAATAGTAACAGCATTTGATGCTACGGTATGCACAATAAATTCTGCATTCCATCCAAGCATCTCATTGTCTTTGCTCGCACAATCAGGCAGTGTAATAGCATAAGCCGCACCCTGATCAATAAGGAAAACAGTTCCCGAGTCCTCTGGTGTCAGAGTCATTGCCTCGGTAACGTGCTTGACCTTTTTGAGCGTTTTAGAATAGCTACTGTTCTCATTTATAATATCACTACGCATCTTCCCTACTCCTAGTTAAGATCAGTCATCGAATACAACATGTGAGTTTCAGGAATCGTTATTTCAAGACCAGCCTCTGTGAGGATCATGTCTTTCCGTAAGTCTTCATCGCCCTGTTGTACATTCGTGACAACGTGAGTATCTCTATTGACACCGTTTCCTACGAGAGGACGGTATGAACAATGCTTCATGTCAGCAAGCAAAAGCATTCCAGCAGACATGCCTCTAAACAGAGGTTCCCTGACGATAGACATATCGCCATGAACAGTATTTAATTGCATGATATTGTGACCGAAGGCACCTTCTCTCTGTACAGCTTGAAAGTTGTACATATTAGATTGAGATTCAGTTTCTCCAGCAGTTTCCAAACTTGTAGTCACAAAACCCGGCCCCAACTTATTAAAGTAAGAGACTACAGGTAGACTAGCAAGCGCCAGTTTATTATTGCTGCCACCACGGGCAGGATCAAAGAAGACCTCGAAATCAGACAAGAAAGTATCATAGGTAATTGCCGTTGAAGCCGCTGCCGCAAAATACGGAGCACCGGAACTATACGAAATAGAACCGGGCGTTCCTGCTTGACGGTTAACGATAATATGACCTACGAGCCCTTCAGTGGTCTGAATCCCGCTTGATCTTCCACGTTGACCAAACAACATTGCTCTTTCAATATCGACCTTATGTTCACGTAGCTTGAGATTCCAGATACGAGTCCATTCGTCTGCATATCCACGATAACGAGTTGCGATAGAGGTATTGCTCTGCTCGGCCGCCGTTTTGAAGATTTGAGTATAACCAAAATCATCTTCCAATGATTTAGACCATACGTCCGGAGAACCGGAACCTTCGGCAAACGCCGTACCAATAATCTGAGCTTTGTCACCGTCAGCCACTGCATCATAACCAGATTCGCTAGAATTACCAACGCTCATACAGGTTACATCGCAACGAGTTTCAGTGCTGCCTTGCTCACTCACACTGTCAATACGGAAAATGGCATGTGATTTGCCATCAACCACTTCAACAGCTACAACCATACCTTTGACAAGCCAACTAATTGAGGAACCAGACCCATCGTCAAAATCAATCTGTCCACTTACACCAGCCGCTAAAGAGCTAAGAGCGCTATCAGCAACTAGGCTACGGTTTGTCCAGTCAACCCGTGAACGATTCTCAAGGAACCTGAACACAGAATCGTCTGTAGGTACTTTTGCTACCTTACTAAGATACACAAAAAATGGAGATTCTTCTGGAGCTAACTCAGCAACTCTGTCACTAAAGTCATATAACCGTCGTTGATCCGGAGCTTGTCCGACACCAGCGGTGGTTGCGGCCGCAGTAACATTGCTACTTTTTAGCTGTCCAGTATAATAAGCCATTTGCTTATCTCCTTTTTAAGCTACTTAGGGCAATCTATTGCCAAACCCACCAGCATTCTTGATGTTATCCCACACCTTTTCTTCTTCAGTCTTAGGTGTGGCACCTGTACCCTGCACACTGCCGGGTGTTCTGGGGGCTTGTTTATTTGCCCTAACAATATCTAAAGACGAAGAAGGCTTCGACCTTTCCTCTCTTCCATTTGTCTTCAGATAAACATCAACAAGCGTCTCAAATGGTAAATCCTCTTTCGGGGTTGAATAGAATTTCACAAAGTCTTCGACCATTTCGTCATCAAACTTATATGAATCCTTCAAATCCTTTCTAAGGTCATTCATAAACACTTGTTCCTGCACAACAGCCATTCGCTGTTGCACTCCCCGATCCACAGCCTCATTCACCTGTTTTTGAACATGTTGATAAGATTCTGAACCGGGATCAAAGAAGGCCTTCCAAGGGCTAAACTCATCCTCCGTCATTTGAAGGTTTTGTGCCTGAATAGGCTGTCCACCGGCTATTGCCTGCTGGAGCGTTTGCACCAGATCAGGTCTGGTTTCCAATAGGTCTACGAGTGGCTGGTATTTCTCCAGCTCCTCATTCCGAGACTGTGCCCGGTCATACATGGACTGAAACTTCTTAGCCTCAGACTCATAGTCCACACTTGAAAACTCAGCTTCTTCGTTACCGGCAACATAATCCATATCCACGCCTTCAATTTCGGGATATTCAGTCACCTCTTGTGTAGTTGCTTCTGCCATAATTCACCTCCTAGATGTCCTTGGTATTTGGGCATAACCCACATTGGATTTCCCATGCCATGACTTCACCTGTTAAGGGTGGCCCTAGCGCCCCTTGTTGGGGCTCCCTTTTTTGCCTACTGTACATTAGTCGCCTTTTATGCCTTCTATCGCATCTTTAACGTCACGCTCACCGAGCTTGACAGCGGTATCCAGCTTTGCGGCTCTAACTTTTCTATCTGCATCACTTTTGGATGCAATATCAGAAAGTTTATTCTCAAACTGGGAGACCTCTACACGCATCCTATCGTGAACAGATTCACGACGTGCGGTTTGCAGGTCACCCGATAATTCTTTGACTTGGCTCTGTAGACCCTGAATCTGTGATTCATAACGCTGATAATCGCTAAGTCTGGCCAAGACACCTTCCTTGTCAAATATTTCCGGATTCTTTTTCAATACTTCCATCCTGTCAATTAACCCTAATTGAAATGCTTCTAAATAAACATTATATGTTGCCCACTTACTTTCTGGCAAAGTAGAGCCGGGTTGTATCCTAACATCATGTTGACCGATATTTAACCTGTCCTTAAAAATATCATTCACCGGTCGGGTTATATCGTCATACATATTGATAGTAACATCCGTCAAGTCGTTGTTGGGCTGTGCAAGAGCAAACATCTTTTCAAAAGTATAGTGCCCCTTAGACAGTCCATATAGGATACGACCTAACCGATTCACACTAAATTCAATATCCCTAAGCTTGGATTTGGGTCTTTCGGAACCCATTGCAATCATACGTTCTGTACCACGTACTGTTTCCGGTGCCTTATCCGGTACACCGTGCATCATCTCTGGAAGTCCGAATGTGAAGTCTATATAGAACTCACATTGCTGGATAAGACGATAAAACTCTCCCGCAAGAGGTTGTGGTGCCGGGTAATGAGGCTCTCCCTGTGTAGTATCTACTTCAATGACAGCATTGGGGTTTGACCAGTCCCGCTCAAGGTCTTCCATATTGGGAACCGATCCCATAGGCACAATAAGCTTCAGTCCGGCTGATGCCTGTGCATGCGATAGAGCTAAAGACCAAAGCTTGTTTAAAAGCTTCTGCATTGGCCTTGCACGTGATACATCTGACTTAGGATATGGGGTCTCTGTCCAAATATTTGGAATAGGAATAATGGGATAGGTATCAATGTTTAAAATATTCTCATATAAAGAAATTTCCCCAATAGAAGCAGATACCCCTATTCTTGTTTGGGGGATTTCTTCAAACTCCAAGAATCCACGCTCCACAGCACCGGGATTCTTATCCAACATAGTAGTGAAAGCTTCCTCATCCATGATACTTTCTTGATTTGTTCTGGAGTCCACTACACGGTAAAAAGGCACTGAAGCAGGAAAGAATCTCTCTAGTATCTGGTATTTCTGTCGATGCCACCAGTCACTATCTTTGGTCTCTGCCGGTGTAAAAGCCTTAATGGTATTACGGTTTGATGAATCGGGAAAGTCTTCGTCCATCACCGTAGACAGTTCATTGATGACCCCCGGAATAACTTCTCCGGTTTCTGGGTTTAATTGATCTCCTAATTCAGGGTAGAGGTTAACGACCTGCTCACCAGTCAGTATGGTAGAAAGAATGATGCCCTCGGCATCAGTAAACCACCTGTCCCGACAATCAGGTGGAACATAAACACGAAACGGATTGACGTGTGTGAACTTGACGTCACCCCTACCGAAGTCTGCTTCGCCATCAATATAGGCGTATAAATATCCAAGCCCTGTAACAGCATAATCCTGAATGGCCTGTTTCATCTGGGTGTCCCCATCAGACACATCCCAGACATAACCAAGAATGGTTCGCCATATATTGGCCATCTTTACATCAGAATCTTCTCTGGGTATAGCTGTAAATATGGGTGGTTTTGCCGTAAGCATGCTTTTAAGCTTGTCAACGGCAGGAGCAATCCTATCCATGGGAACATCAGCCTGATTGCGGCTTGAAAGGTCTGAGGACTCATCAGCAGTAAAGTGGTTACCAAGAAAGAAATCAAGGTCTGTTCTGGCTTCTTCATCCCAATCTTCTCGGGAATCTCTCCATTGCTGGAATAATTCTTTATTTAACTTTGCTCTTGGGTCTTCTGGTATGGGCATTATCTATTAAACATCCATTCCTGTAATGATTTTGTACGCATGGGCAAGCCCTCATCTTT